CTTATTCGAACAGCGTCAGATATTTTAGCTGGTCGTATTGTGTATTTATCTTTTTCCATCTTGTTTTATATTTACTCTCAACGTGCCAAATCTCCAGTTATCTCCGACCGCTGTATTTTCTATTTTTATATTAGATTGTCTACCACGAATACGTGTATTAAGAAACCCTGTTGTGTTACTGACTGTTAAGGTTTCTCCTACTGTTGCTGTATCATTAGGATAATCTTTAACACTTAAAGTTAATACAGCATTTCCAGTTTGATTTTGAAAATCAGGTATAACTTTATTAATAAAACTAAATGTTTCGCCATCAGCTATATCTCCATCTCCCGATTGAATAAAAGCTGGTAAAGCAGCACCATCAGCATCTACACCTGATTCTTGAGCATATATAAGACTTCTTCCATCTGTTAATCCATTAATATTTGAAATTGTATAAACATTAGAATTAGCAAAATACTCTGTAGCCAATGGATTTAATTCTACTCCATTATCTTGATAAGTACTTCTATTCATTGTTCCATAATACCAAGAGTTTTCTAAATAATTATAAATAGCATAACGATCACACTCTTCAGAATTGCTAGAACAATAATACCATATCACTTCAGAAAAATTAGAATTTTGTCCTGCATAAACCTGAGAGTATTGAGTTTTATTAATATCATCAAATACATGATTTAATATAGAACAAGGTATTTCTTGAACAGCACCAGCATATCTAAAGAACTGTCCATCAGACATCCAATAAGCAACGTCATCTACTACAATTGCAGAATTAAGACCTACAGCTCCACAATCATTACCTAATTGTCTAAAACCAAATATAAAAGGTGGACCTATAAAAGACATTGATTGCATTGTTGTATCTGTCCATACTAGCACAGTTCCTTTAGCAGGACGAGCACATCTAATTTCACTTCCTCCAGCAATTCTTTGTGATCCAGCGGAATTAGTTACATTAGGTGTCCATTGATTATAATTTTCTTGATCTGACCATCTGATAAACATTTTATCTTGTGTATTCGAAGTACCAATAGTAGTTTCTGTTCCCATACATACAACGTGTCTAGTTTCTGTAGATACTAAAGATAGTGTAGAAGTAGTAGGAGCATTAGCAACTACTGTAGCTCTAGTACCTGCTGAAAGATCCCATTCATAAGTTGATCCATCTTTTTGTGTTATAATTAAATCTTCTCCCCAATTATTTATAGACCATAACCGAGAATCAAGAACAACATTAGATGTTGTTCTAGGAGTATTCCATGTTCCAGTACTCCAAGTACCTGATCCCCAACCAAAACCAAAAGTTTGTACACTAGGGCCAATATTTAATTGATAATTTACAGTACAATTACCAGTAGGACCAACATTAGAACTAGCTGTTGCACTACTTGAAATTACATAAGCATCAACGTTAGTTACTGATAATATTTCATATTCCGCATCTAATGTTGCAGCAGGAATTCCACCTACAGCAGTACTGGTACTACTAATAGTTACAAAATCTCCAACTCCTGCTCCATGACTGGTATCAGAAATAGTTACATTAGCTGATGAAGTTGTAGTAGTAAAAGCATTAACTAAATTATCTGTAGCTCTTATAGGAGTAATATCTGAATTAGTTCCTGAAGCATAAACATAAATTTTTCTATCAGTTCCTAGAGCTTCATATCTAGCTCCATCTAAAGCAAACCATTGTTCTAAAGCTCTACCTACACCAACATAATAAGATGAACTAAATTTAGTCCAACCTCCTATTTTTTGAGGAAGTCCTTTACGAAATCTAATTTTATCTCCATCAGTCCATCTACCTTCAGCACCTGTTTGAGTGTTTTCGGTATCTATTCCCGGTTGAAAGTTTAATTGAGTCAAAGGCATAATTTATATTATACAACATAAATTATAAGGGAGACAGCAAAAAAGGTGGTGATATTTCACTGCCTCCAAGGTATATATACTATTTTTTAAACCAAGAAGGAAGCCCTAAATGTGGACGTTTGTCAAACATATTATTCTTCGCTCCAGGGGTCTTACGATTGTTATAATGCAGAAAAACTTGTACGCATTCTTTGCCCTTGAATTTTTCTCTCCAATGCTCTAGCTCACAGCCAGAATAAACCAGCATATCTCCTGGTTTTAAATCTACTCTAACACCTTTCTTACTTTTTTTTCCAGATGGTTCTAGATATATAGGCCAGTCATCACCACCTAAATTCATAGTAGTAGATATCTCACAACTAAATCTATCTTTGTGTCTTTTTAATTCATCACCTTTTTTATATATTCTAGCATAAGTATATGAAGGATATAATTTTAATCCTGTTACTTTTTCCATTTCTGGTTGACACTTTAACATTAAAGTTTCCATGGCAATATTAGAATACTGACAATATGTATCTGGTATTTGATCATCTTTGTTTTCATAATGACCTATAATATTTTCAAATGGTGAAAAGTACCTTTCTTTTTTACAAGTATCATATACTTGTTTTTGCATATTAAAATAATTTGCAATAAAAAATGCTAAATCTTTTGATATAGCTTTTCTAATTATTGTATATTTTTTCTTTTTAAAACTCATATGTATTCAAACCACCCAGTCATAATCATTTTTTCTTTATCTACAATCTCTCCTTTATGTGTATGCGTAAAATCAGTTGGCCAAATTAATGTTAACCCTTTTTTAGAAGGAGTTGTAATTTTTTGGTATTTAAATTTTGTACCACCATTCTGTATGCTATTCAAGTATGTCATAAAAACTAATATTCTTTTAGAAGATGCTATACCTGCCCTTTCATTATGCCATTTTTTAAAACCACCTCTTTTAGGATATTTTTGAATGTTAGCTCTATAAAATTCAAACCTTTGATTTGTATTTAACTCTGGATATTTTTTTATGTATAAATTTAAAACAGCTTGTAAATATTTTATATATTCAGTTATTTCAGTGTTTTGATTATTTTTATAAATTTCTAAATCTGATGAATCTTTTATTTTTTTATTTACTATATGACTAGCATTAGTACCAACAACAACATCATTTGATTTATTATAATAAGAAATTAATTTGTTACAAATACTTGAAGGTATAAACCAACCGCCTATAAAACTTTCTTTTGGTAATTTGTATTCTTTCAACTTCATTTATTTTTTAATTAGTTTGTTTACTTCAGGTAAATAAATATAATTTAATTTACTATTATCAAATAACTCTTTCAAATCTAACATATTTTCAACTAATACTTCACCTGGTAAATTTAAACTAGTGTTTACTAAAATAGGCACACTAGTTAATTTATAAAATGTTTTTAATAGATTATAAAAATTTAAATTATTTTTCTTACTAACTGTTTGAATTCTCGAATCATTATTTTTAGATACGCCTGCTTCTAAAATATTTTTTTTCTTAATTTTAAACACATACATCATATGTGGAGATTCATCTATTGGCATGTCAAACCACTCTTTGGCTTTTTCTTTTAAAACAGAACAAGCAAAGGGTCTAAACCATTCTCTTTTTTTTATTTGATTTAATTTATTATGTGCTTTTTTATTTATAGGACTCATTAACAAAGATCTATTTCCTAGTCCTCTTTGACCTTGTTCACTTCTAGACTGAAATATTGCAACTGGTTCTTCAAGTAAAATTTTAGATACTTCTTCTGGTGTTGTGTCTATAACATTATATTGATAAAAAATACTTGTGTCTATTTCTTGTGGTATGCCTAAATAAATTTTATCATTAGTTATTTTATTATCTAAATAAAAATTTGCAGCACCAAGACTTAATCCAAAATCTCCGTTAAATGGATCACAAAATAAATTATTAAATTTTAAAAGTAATTTTGAATTATTAATAACATTTTGAGCACATCCTCCTGTCAAATGTAAATCACCACTTATGTTTTTGTTATTTATAAACTCTGTTAATTCGTTTTCAAAATTATTTTGAATTGTTGCAGGTCTTTTATCATATAAACTCCAAGCCATAGTTTTCCCACAATCGTGTCCGGTTCCAAAATGTTCAACAGTAAATTGTTCATAACGTTCACAAATTTTATTTTTTTCAGTAAGTATATGTTTTAAATTTTTATCGTAAAAATAAAGACTTTCGTTTTCAAAAAAGTTTTCAAATTTAGCTCCTCTACCATCACAAACTAATATATTTTTTATATTCTTGTTCCAAGTTAAAGCACAATATGCATGAAACAAATGATGAAATTTATCACCGTAATATATTATTTCTATGTCTTTAAGTTTTTTACTATTATATTTAATTATATGACCCCATAATTGTAAACAATGATTAGAGTGATTATGGGAAATTATTATTTTATCTATTTTAAGTTTTTCTATTTCTTGTATTAAATTTTTGTTTGGAAAAGCAAAATATTTAAATCTATTGTATCTATCTATTTGTGTATGAAATTTTATTTTATTATTTTTAATATATGTAACGCATCCATCGTGAGATGCATAAATTGAAAGTATATTCATTTTAAAAATAATTAAAATTTACAGTTAATCTTCTTTTTTGATCTGAACAAGCAGAACTAGAATGTGGTTTACTTGGATCAAAAAATACAACTCTATTAGCTTTTGCTTGTACGTTTTCTTTTTCAAAATAAGTATCACCATCATTATCATTAATATATAAAAGACATCCTTTATGTGAATAAGGATAATCAGTATGATTTTTATGTTTTCTTTTTTTACCCAGATTCATATACATATTTCCTTTAATTCTTATAACTGCTTTACAATCTATCTTTTGCAAAAATTTATTCCACATAGGATAATAAGTACTATTTTCATGATTGGCTTCATAGAACAAATGTATAAAGTAATAATAATTTTTAGGATCGTTTTTATCTGAAATACAATCATTATAAAACCATGGAAAATCAAATCTTGATATGGTGTCTTTGATCTCTTTAAAATACTGTTCGTCTAAAAAATTATCTACTACTTTAAACATCTTTTGCCATTTCTTTTGGAATAGCTTGCATATTCCAATGTATAAATCTAAATGGTTCAATGCCAAAATCTACACTAAACTCATGTTCTAAATAACCTGGAAAAATAATTAATAAGCCTGGTGCTGGTTTAAAACGAATAGTATTTAATCCGCTAGAGACATTACTTACTTTGGTTTTTAACATTAATTTTGTTGAACGAGCTGCAGTCCTTGGATCATGAAATATTGGGTGAGATGTCTTATCACTACCCTTTAAAAAATAAAAACCTGATACATGTTGATTAGAATGTAAATGTACTGAATGGTGACCCCCACCTTTTTTTGCAAACTCTTGCACCCACATTTGAGAAAACAAAGTAGTATAATATCTTAAATCATAACTCATATGATCTAAAAATTCTTTTGATTTAAGTTCAACATAATTTTTAAAATCTAAAAAATTATTATCTTGTAATAAAGTAGTTGAACGATGTGAAATAAAAGCATCACCATATTTTTTTATATGATCTTTATTTCTGTTACGAGCTTCTTTTATATATTTATTTGAGTATTTATTTAAAGAAGTAATAAAATCTATTTTATGTTCTGACCAAATAGGTGTGCTAAAAAAATTATTAATATGCATTATTTAAATGGATATCCAAGGTTCCAAACGACTAATGAATATCTTACTCCTTGTGTTACTGGTTTAACTCTATGCCATACAAATGATGGAAATATAATAATAGATCCTTTAGGAAGTATTTCTTTTGCTTGTTTTAAATGTTTAGCTTCTTCTCTCATATGTGGATCGTAGTTTCTAAAATCAAATTCTAATTCACCACCTTTATATTCAGAACCATCTGTTAACTGACAAGTCATAGATAGTTTTCTAATTTTACCATGTTCAGGAGTATTAGGTTTATCATAAGGTTTGTCCCAACTATCACAATGCCAATCATAATATTGATTAAGTTTATATTTTGTAAATTGACAAGCTTCAGACTGATCCCATTCAAAATTCCAACCAGCATTTTTATTAGCTTTCATTAAATAAGGATGTATCTCTTTGTATATCCAAGTATCATTAAGCCATACTAAATCTGAATTCCTTTTACGTTTCATATCTTTTATTTCTTCTTTTGAAAGTTCTTTATCTCCATAACTACCAGTTCTAGCTATAGTTTCTGCTTGTGATAAACCATGTTTAATTATGTCATCACAAATTCTAGGTGGTATTGCAGATTTAAAATACCAATAATGATTAGATATATTCATAAGTTATTGTTTGTATAAAATTTAAACTTTCTTCTTGTTTATTATTAATAGTGTACATATTCGTAGAAGGAAACATAATAAACATATTATTTTTTAAAGGTATATCCCAACTTCTATTTTTTCTTCTATTATTATCAAAATAAATTCTAACATTACAATCTTTAACTTTTACACCATACAGTAATGTAAAATCAGGTGAGTTTCTTAAATCAACTGGATCAACATTTAATAGTGGTTCTGTTTGTTGATTAGGTTTATAGATATCTCCCCAAGTTTTTTTATTAAGAAGTTGAAGCTTATATTCTAAATTTACATGTTCACACATGTAAGTATTCAACATGTCCCAAGTTATAGAAAATGGAAATTCTGTGTTATTAATTTTAGATTGTAAAATGTCGTTTGATAATTTATCTCGGTCAATATCCCAATCTTTGGGCATTGTTATATTACCGTAATATAGAGCTTGCTCTGTTAATACTTTCTTCTGCATACCACCACGATTTTTAATCTATGCCAATTTGTCTGTCAAGTCCCAAGTTTTTGTTGATTCATTCCAAGTATATTCCCAAGAATGTGTACCCGCTGTTACTTGTTCAACGTGCTCATCTGTATAAGCTGGACGATCACCAACAGGTGATACCCATTTTACTTTTGCCACATCTAAAGTCCAACTTGGAAAAGGTTGTGGATCAATAAATATTTGATTGTCTTCATCCCAAGTCATTCCTATACCAGCATAATTTCCTCTAAATGCTTTTGATTGATCAGCGTGTTCTGTATTATCATTGTTGTAATACTTACCATTTTTAGTGTTGTATGAAGTTTTAATCCACATTTCTGCGGGCCAATTATTACATTTTTCTAAATGTTCTTGACCTACTCTTTCATCTTCAGCACCATCAGCATTTAATAAATGTTTATCTTCTAAAGGTGTTACCCCAATAACTTTTCCGTTCATTCCTATTTTTGCATAATGTGCCATAATTATTCTACCTATATTTATACCTAATTACTACTTTTCCAGATCCACCTAAACCACCTCGATCTGGTGTAGGCCAACCATTACCGCCACCACCGCCGCCAGAATTCATTGCACCAGAAAATCCACTTTGAGTAGCATTATTATAATCTCCACCTTTTCCGCCACCGCCGGGTCCAGGGTTTCCACCTGTTCCACTTGGAGAATAACCTCCTCCACCGCCACCGCCAGCAAAAGTTGTTGAAACTCCAGTAATTTCTGTTGTTGTACCCGCACCACCATCACCACCATTTTGACCTCCGGTATTACCTCCAGCAGCTTGAGCACCACCGCCACCTGCTCCAGAAGGGTGACTTGAGTTTCCGCCGCTACTTCCTTGAGATGGACTAACTGGTGGTGAATTACCTGATCCTCCACCACTATTTTCTCCACCTCCTCCGCCAGATCCGCCAGCAGCACCGCTGTTGCCAGATATTCCACCACCGCCACCACCTGCTGATGTAATTCCTAAAGCGGAACTTGGTGTTCCATTGTATCCTTTTTGTGCTACTGCTGGACCTGAAGCTCCTGCTCCAACTACAATTGGATAATTTTGTTTTGTTACAGTAACACCTGTTGGTGTAGCCTTTGGACTTGCTGTGTATGATCCTGAAACTGCAGTAGAGTGTGATTCTCTATAACCTCCTGCTCCAGCACCACCAGCTTGTGAATTAGGGCCACCATTTCCACCACCTGCAATTACCATGTAATCTACTTGAGTAGATCCTGATGGGTTTCCTACTCTATCTACACTAAAAACACCTGGTCCGTTAAAAGTATGAATTTTAAAATCACCACAAATAGTTTCGTCTCCACCTGTTGCTTGAATATAACCAGGGCCATAAGTTCCTGCATCTGAATTAATAGATTTCCATCCTTGAGTTCCATCTATGTAAATAAATGTTACTGATAAATTATTTTCACTTAATATTCCATCTTGAGCAACTCCATCAATGTTAGAACTATTTCTTCCAACGGTAATATTCTCATCAACAAAAGTTCCTGCATAATCTTTAATAGATACTTCATCACCTGCACTAGGACCTGAAGGAAGTGTTACTGTAAAAGCTCCACCTGTAGTATTACAAAAATATCCTTCTCCAGCAACTGCTGTAAATCCAGTAGTTTTAATTGCGCCTGTTTTCCAATCTGTTCCACCACTTGAAGCATCTGTAAAAGATAAATTACCTGAACCGTCAGTTTTTATAATTTGATCTGCAGAACCTGTTGCAGATGGTAAAGTTAAAGTATAACTTGTAGTAGTACCTGCAGCTTTTAATGCAGCAAATTGTCCGCCAGTAGTATCTTGTAATACTAAAGAACTAGCAGCCGTTAAATTTACATTACCTGTTGAAGTTAAAGAATCAACACCAACAGCACCTAGATCAGCTCCTACATCATAAATAGTAGAACCATCTGTATATACAATTGATTTAGTTCCTTGAGTAACAGCTACACCGTTAGCTGCATGTCCTGTATTTCCAAAAGTTAAAGTGTAAGCACCTGTTGTATTATTAAATAATATATATTCACCTTCAACTGCGTCTGTAAATACATTAATGTTAGCACCTAAGGCACCTGTAAATTCTATAACTTTATTATGTACTTGATCGTCTGTTGTACTATCATCAGTATTACTTGTTGAATTATTTGATACTAAAGTAACATTAGCTGATCCTGCTACGTTTACCCCAACATAACCTCTTACTGATGAATCAATTCTATTAAGAACATAATTTACAAGATTACCCCAGTTACCTGAGTTTGCTCCTGAAGCTTGACGTTCTAATTTTAATCTGGATGTATAAGTTGAACTCATAATATTTTATACCTTATTAATTTTATTTTGTAAATAATATATATTTGTCATGATTTGTACACTAAATATTAGTCCAAATTTCAGTATTTCCATCAGAAATATCTTCCCAAAATCTTAAATCTACAGGTG